ATGATGATGGTGTTTCGCGCGGAGGGAACGAAATGAAGTTTTATCAACACCGCAACCAACACCGCGACGCCAACCACAAGGCCATCGTGGCCGCGCTGACCTACCATGGTTGCATCGTTGCGGTGTACGGCAATATGCGAAGCCGTCGCCAGATGCCAACGTCAAGGCCGGTGATGCGTGGTTTATGATTGCCGGTTATCCATAGCGTATGTGTTGGGGTAAATACGAACGGCTTCCCGTAGAGGGTGCGCGCGGTGATTGCGTCGCCGCCGGTGATATCCTTGACCCGTGATTCGTTCAACTTCCGGCCCTCGGGCATTTCGGACGCCATCGCGAAGCGTTTACCAACGAGCGCGGCAATCATCGGGGTAGCGCCCTCGCCATCCTGTCGGTGGTCGAGGAGTGCTTCAACGGATGACGTGGTGCCGTAGTCCCCGGCAATGATACTCAACGCCTTCATAAATGAAGACTTGCCGTTGGCGCCATTGCCGTAACAGAAAAATAGACAATGTTCGTCCGTTGATCCGGTCATCGTATAGCCGACGGCTTTTTGTATGTAGTCTATGAGTTCGTTGTCATCGTGGAATATGGTACGAAGGAACGCCAACCACTTCGCCGACAACGGCACCGGGTTGTAATTGACGTTGACAATCTTGGTCAGCATCAACGCGGGGTCATGGTCCATGACGGTCATGTCGCGCAGGTCGACGACTTTATTGGCACAATTGAACAACCACGGTGACGCGTCGAACTCTGCCGGTTTAGCAACAAGGTACGGCTGCGCTTCGGCAATCATGCCCTCGATGCGTGACGTGGCTTCGCTCTTGAGTGCCCACTTCGCCAGTTCGGTATTGACCGCAGCGGAGCCGACAGCTTCGCGGTACATGTCAACGATAACGGCGTGCGCCAAGCGCTTGACCGCATGAACATTGGTATGCTCCCATCGTTGACCATTCCATACGAGCCATTGCTTCCATTCCGGAACGTATCGCAGTTTATCGCGGGTAGCATCAACGAGCCGTTTTGCATTGCCGACGTCGGTGTGGTGGTACGAAGTATCCACCGGCGCGGTTTCGTCGCGTACGGTGTCAATTTGAGGCACTGGCGCGGACGTTTTCGCCGGTGGTACTGTGCGCTGTGTTGGTTGCGATATGGTGATTGGGGATTTGCGTCCGTAAGCGATGCCGTCCTCGATTGCTTTGCGCTCCGCACGTTGCGCGCCGGTGCGTGGTATCTGCGCATTGTACAAAGCGTTGACGACGTCATCGTCACTGTAGTCATCGTATCCGACGGCGTAGGCACCGGCGAGGTATCCGCCGATAAGTTTCCCGGCCCGCACGCGGGTGTCGTGGCGGTCACCCTCGAGCGCATCGGCAACCATGCGTACACCGGCTTTGATGCGACGTTCAACAATGGAACGCACCCACGCCGTTGGGTATCGCTCGTCTGTCGGCGCGGTGTCTGGGAGGTTCGTTGCGGTCTCCGCTTGGTTCATCTGTTCGATAAGCCAATCGACAATGTGCTGTATGCTGTGCAACTCTTCGGTGGCTTTGTCAGTCATGTCTTCGGTGAATGTGAAGTATCGGTTAGTTGCGTAGATTTCGACTTTGTCGCCGCTGGCGGTGCGACCTTTTAGCTTTGCATTCTCGGGAATATTGGCATCGCCTAAGATATGCAAACCTTTGCCGCTTGGCGATATTTCCGAATAACTGGTCGACTGTGCGAGCGCGTGCCGTGCGAGGTACGAAGCCTCAAGCGTGTCGTCGCTTTGTTTAGTAAAGCACGCATCGAGGTCGATACCGACAACGCCGTCGCCAGTCAGCATGACACCGACGCCCACCGTGTTGTACTTGCCGACGGCTTTGCGCGCTTCGGCGTAGGTGGTCCACGTTGACGGATCGCTGACCGACGCATTGCGTCCGCTCTTGGCGTCGACGGGTATCTTTTTCGCGGTGTAACAGACCCATCGCGGATGAGTCTTCAAGTCGCTAATGTTCACGACTCCTCCCGGCTCTTCGTGGTCTTAGTTGCCTTAGCCAATAGTTGTGTCACCAGTTGATTGCGCGTGACGCCCTTTGCGTCGGCGGTGCGGTTCAATTCCTCGACCGTGTCGGCGTACACGTACACGGTGAACTTCGCCATCTGTCGCGGTGTCTGGTCTTTGCGTAGTCGTGGCATATCTATCCCTTCGTAATGAATAAATCGTATTATAGCACAATGCAAACAACGACACCCCACCGCGTGAACGATGGGGTGTCGTTGTGTTGTCTTAGAACGGCTTGACGTCATCCTCGTCGATAGCGGCGGGTACGTTGCGCGCCGGCTCTGGTGCGGTCGGCTCTTCGGCGTCGTTGGTGCGTTGTTCGCGTGACCAATCGCCGTACTCTTCATAGGCAGCCTTGGCCAGCTTTAAGCGCTCGGAACCAACGTACAGTGATGCGCACAATTCGCGGTTGATTGCGTTGACATCGAAGCCAATCTGAGGGATGACCACGTTGGAGCCGTAGCCGGTGTCGATGGTAACGACGCGGCCCTTCTTATCCTTCGGCTGTACGATAGGAGTCCAAAACATAAACGAAGGGACATCGCGGTTGGCGGTCAGGCGTGCTGTCTTTTCGACCTCGCGCATGGCGCCGAAGATGGATTCACCGCGCGCTGCGGTAACACCGCGACCGACCAAGCCCTTCACCGGCCAGACGACGAGGTTGTCGTATCCTTCGATGAAACAAAGAATCTCGGTGTACAAGCGCATCCCGGCATTGGCCTTCCAATGTGCATGCCATGTCTTGGTACGGACGCCGTTGTTGGTCTCTTCGCTGTACGCTTGCGTGCGCGTGCGAATGACAACGATGCGCAGGTCGGCGGTGGTGTAGCCTGCCTCGTCATCGAAGAGTTCTGCGTGTTCCCACGGTGGCATCAAGGTTGGCAGCGTGGTTTCGCGTGCGTAGAACTTGCCGACAACGCCCTTGGTCTTCGTGGTGGACAGCCAGCTTATCCGTGGGATGCCGTCGCCGGTCTCTTCGCGTTCCGGCGTGTATCCGAGTTCCATCAAATCTTTTTCAAAGCTCATCGGAGGTTCTCCTCGTTGATGCGCGTTTCGCGCTCGGTGTCAATTACTGCGATGCGGAGTGCTTGGCTTAGTGATACTTTGCTACCGTACGATTCGGTGAGGCGCTTGGTTAGGATGTTCAGCGCTTCCATGGCGTCGGCATCGAAGTGGATGCTGAGTCGGTACCATGTGCGACCCGGTTGCGTCGCACTTTGCTTCGGTGTGGGCATGTTAGTCTTTCCATGTTGGGATGGCGTCGAGCGGTGCCACCAAGGCGAGGATGTCGGCGCTGATACGTCGCGTCTGCTCCGCTTCGTACAGGTCAATGGCGATGGAGTCGTTGGTGATGCGTGCAACCTGCAGTGCGAACTCGATGTACGAGTCGGAGCGCTGGCGAAGGGTCGTGCGCATTTCGGCGGCCTGTGCTGCGGTGATGTGCTTAATCATGGTGCGGGGCCTTTCTTATGTGTACCGCGCCGGTCATCTGATCCGGCGCGAATGGTACCGTGGTGGATTACTTGTTGAGACCGCGTGCGATGTACTCTGCGGTGTAGATGGCCAGCATACCGGCGGTCAGGTCGTTGTATGCTTGGCTTGCCCGGATGCTCCACAACATGAAACCCTGTTTGATGTTGTCATTGCTCATGGCGGATGCGTTGATGGTCTCGAGTGCCAAGGTGTTTGCTGTCATTGTTGCGTTTGTCATTGTAGGTGCCTTTCTTGTAGCGACTTCTCTCATATACGTATATTACCACATAAAACAATGGTGTCAAGTGGATTTAGCACGAGTTTTCGACGAGTTTTAAAAGTCTTCTACAATGTACGGTAATGTGATTAAATTGCGATTTAGGTCGATACGCCATAAATTTATATCTCTACTGGCTTTCATTCCGACGTGATTGATTTGCCCTTTTTTCCATGTGCCATAATTTTTAAATCCCATTGCTTCCCAAAAAAAATTAGCTTCTAAGTCGGTACGACATCGAAGCGTAAATCCTTTACGTGAAAACTTTTCGCAAAACTGCTGTGCAACTGAAAACAGCGCAGTACCGTAGTCGAGCCGACGCGCGTCATTGCGCACCGCGACCTGCTGCATCTTTGCATATGTCATAGCACCGTGACCCGGTGTAAATAAAAGATAACCAACTGGGTCTGCGTTCATTTCACAAATCAATACAACAAAGTTGCGCTCGCCGCCCCAAACGTACTTTTCCCAAATTGTTTTTTGAATAAAACCAACAGCGAATGAGTTTTCTTTTTGTAATTTGTCTACAAAAAGCATATCGGCAATTGTTGAATTGCGTACAACAAGGTCTCCGTGTTTATACAAAATGTGTAATAACCCGGTTGCGCAATTAAAATGACCTAGATTCATTTCTCATCCTCTTTGCATATGATGCCGTTTCGGTAGATGTGCTGACAGGTCGACCCGTATTTCGCACTGAGTTCCGTGGCGATTTCGTGACGGGTCCGCGATGCGTACCATTCGGGGTCGGTTGGCCAATCGATGTCATGACGGAATAGCTTGTACGGGTATCCATGACGTCGACAATGCACTCGTACCGATTCAGGTGAGGTGCCTAGCTCGGTCGCCATCTGCGTGCTGTTGCGTTCGGCGTACCACGCCGGGTCGCTTGGCCAATTGATGTACGCATAGCTTCGCAATATCTTGTACTTCAGCTTTGCGGTGTACTGTTGGACCGTTCGCGGTGAAACGTTGAGTTCTTTGGCGATTTCGTAGGCTGTCTTCGATGCGTACCACATCGGATCGGCTGGCCATATCGTTTTAAAAGTCGGCGGTCGGATGGCGCGTTGCATGCGATATTCTTGACGCCAGACGAAATGTTTGATGGTGTGAATACTGCATCCGGTTTCGTTGGCGATTTGTGCCGCGGTGCGCACTCGGTAGTACTCCGGATCGCGTGGAAGAGTCGACGTCTTTGCATACGAGGACGGTGGCGACTTCGGTGTGTCCTTGTTCGGTTTGCGCGGTTCCGTCGATTGTAGGGGCAATACGGTGCCTTTGTGCGCAATCCCGTCGGTTTCCTCGAAATGATATTTCACGTCATTCAATGGAATATCCAACGCGTTGGCAATGTACCAATTCGGCATCCCGCTGTGGAGGGTGGCGATGACGTCGTCGGTGTATCGGAGGTTATCGCGGTTTATCATAAGAATGTCAACTGCCCTTCCTTCACGCCGTGGCGTTCGACGTTGTCCGCGTAGCTTCCATCAAAGTCGCCATCGTTCAAACGTCGGACGATGTCGTTGGCCGCGTTTCTGTGCGTGTAAGCGGCTAAGGTATCCGCCGACGAATTGAAGTAGGTAATCGATAGCTTGTAGCCGTTCAGTTTTACACTACCGCTGTCGGTGCTGTTCAACTTTGGCACGATGAAGACATTCATGTAGTAATACGAGCCGTTGCGTTCATCGACGTAGTAATCGCCAGCGACCCCAGTCGCGCCCTTTAGCTCCCTGCCTTGCGACGCTACAACAATGATAAAATCGTCGGTGTCGAACTCCGTGCGTCGACAATATAGAAACCGACCCCATAGCGGGATGATTTCTTCGTTCTCTTGGTGTCTGGTGATGAATCTGCGTGTCATTGCTTTGGCCTCTTTGCTGCGAACTGTTCGCCCGCTTTGAACAACTCGTCTACCGTGTTGGCGCTGAATGCGAACTGCTTTGCGGTTTCTACGGTCAGCACGTCGAGGCGATACCGACCGGCAAACGTCATCGCAATGGTGAAGAGGAAGGTGCGGCTCTTGGTCTTATGCGATGCCTTGAGCCGCGTGCCGTCTTTGAACCAAGTCAGATATTGCATTCTTTTCGATTCCCCTCTTTGCGCAGTTCGGTAACCTTTGCTTTGGCGTCCTCAAGCGTACGACAAAATATGTATTCCATCGAACCGTCGGCGCGTTCCACCTCGATGCTTCGACCGCCACCACCGACGCTGTGAACCCAGACGCGCATCGTCAGCCAACGGTAGTACATTTCTAAGCGCTCTGTCATTGCTTTGCCTCGTTCTTTGTTTCGTCGATGCCAAGGTACTGCGCAACGTGGATGAGTTCCATCAGATGCGTGTGGAGTACGCCAAGACAATCATCAATTGCGCACCGTCGGTCGAATCCGGGATAATTGCGGTAGATTGCGACCGCGGCGTCAAGGTAGTCGACATCCCGCTGAATCACTGCCATGCGTTTCGTTACATCTTCTATGCGTGTCATTGCTCGCCCTCCTCATGTTCTTTGTTTCGCTGCTGATCGTCTTTGTTATACATCTATTGATTTTCCATTTTTGTAAGCTCATTTTGCAAGATATCTCTCCACTCAGCATAGTTTACAAAATCTAAAAACGTGAGATAGTATTCTGTCATCTCCAGAGCATCATTTGTACGTTTATTGCATCCTCTAATAGGATGCATACTCTGCAAATTTTTCTGTATGAGAGCGCTAGAATATCCGTATCTACTACTGGGAATGGGGAGTGCTGCGATAATATCCAGCTCATGAATTCTGTGTCGAAGATTGTCTATTGTGCAATTACTGGGAAGACTTTGCTCATAGTCATACTGATATTTTGCATATCCCACAATAATAGCCATTATCAGAATAATTGAGAGAATTGATCCATATAAATATAAATCGTGATGAGTGCTTCTCATATCACCTCCTCATGTTCTTTGTCGCGTGTGTTGATCACGCGGCTCAACTGCGCCATTCTCGCCATCAGTGCGGTGTACCGTTCCTTTTCGCGCTGGGTCATATAGACCAAGACCCGGCGCCGGAGTTCCTTGACCTCAGCCGATACGGCGACGAGGTCGGTCTCGATGGTCGGTCGTTGCATTGCATTGCCTTTCTATAAAGACCGCGCCGGTCATCTGAACCGGCGCGGTGGGGTCCCAAAGTTTAGCCGATGTAGAATTGCGTTTCGACCCGCTGCTGGATTGGTGCCATTGCGCGGCTAAACGTGGCGAGACGCTTGGCGATGCGGTCAACTGCAAACCAATTGCCATTCCATGCGTGAAGCAGGAGCCGTGCGTTCCAATTGTTGTAGATGCGTTCCGCTTTTGCCAGCCGTTGTTCGTCGTGTGTCATGGTGTGACCTTTCTGTTTAGCAAATTCTCATCCGTCCGTATATTACCATATCAGATTTATACTGTCAACTATCATTTTTCAACATGTTACAATGGTGTTGTGAATCAGCCGGTCACTAAATATCGTGTTCAGTCCCGACTCCTCACGTTGCTCGGTGACGACCGGCGGTTAATCGCAGACGTCGCGCGCTAATGCTGCGGGAACCGTAAAAAGCAAACATCGAACCCCGCGCAACACACTGCGCGGGGTTCGATGCAAAAAGCAAAAGTATCGGCCCGGTTAACCCGGGAATATATTCAGTATACACCAACGCCGCCCCGAGTGGGAGCGGCGTTGATGCAGATGATCCGTCGCGGGAAAGGAACCGCTTGGATGATGTCAGTATACTACGGTTTCAGTGGCCACGTGGTGACGTTCCACACGAGCCCGTCGGTGATGTCGCGCAGTTGCTGGCGATAGACTCGCCACGCTTCAACGGTGACCGCATCGAGTCCGACATCGGGAAGCTGCGTATAATCGCAGTCCACTAGCTTGGTATTCCGCACGCTGCGCAGTGCGTCCATTGCTTCGGTTTCGGTAAACGGTCGTTCTTCAACATCGGCACCTTCGGGAGGAACTGCGTACGCTTCGCCGTAGTCGTCGAAATACGAAAATGTAATGCTCTTCGGATCGTAAATGCGGTAAATCATAGCAACACCAGATTGATAATAGGCGACTCGCCAGCGCTGTCTTCGGTCGTCACTTGGAGCGTATGCGTGCCCGTTGTGGTTTGCAGTCTGAGTTGTATTTCGTCGTTAACCTTGAAGAAGCGTGTAGTGGTCAAGCGAAACTTTGTATCCTTGCCGTCGCCGCTTCCCATCGTTGCGACTTCGACACCGTTGACGAGGATGTCGCCGATAACACCGTCACGGGTAGACATTTTACCGTTGAAGGTCAATGAGTAGTAGCCCGACACCGGCACCGTTATCGTAGAGCCCGACCAAGCGACTGCGCAGCCAGCATCAATGAGGTTTTGCCAAGTGACGGTAACACCCGCCGTCGTAATGCTCAGCGTCGATGTGCGTGTGAGCGTGATGTATACCATGTTGTCGCCGCGTTCCAACTGAACGAGCCGACCGTTGACCATGGCTGCCGTGTTAGGGGTTGGCGAGCTCAATTTTGACGTCCTCTCTACCGGTCGAATCTGCGCTCAATTGTACGCCGAAAATCTTCCGCGTGAAGCTGTTCACCGTGTCTGTCGTTACCGTTACCAAGTCACCGAGGAAGTAATCGCGACCGTATTGAAGTACGGAAGATTGCATTACTTCGATAGTGTAGAGCTTTTGTTTACGTTGCTCTTGGCGCCATCGACGCTTGGCCAGTGCGGTCAGATGTGCGACGGTTTCGCTATCGCCGCCCTTGATAAGTATTTCGCGCAATTCGTAGCCGGTCGGTGCTGGCGAAGGAAACGACCCGCGAAGCATCGCTTTGTCTTTGCCCTTACCCGTGGCGATGACGAAGGTTGGCGAAGTCATCGCATCGGTTGAGTATTCGAAGTTCCCGATGGTGCCGTTGGCTTGACTCATGCGGACGACGCTTGTACGGTCGGTTCCGAGCGTGTCGGCGTAGAAAAGCGTGTATTGCATCGTCGTGATATCAAAGCGAACTTCAAAGTCAATCGACGCCACGTCGGCGACCTTTTGCATGGTGATGAGTACGTTCTCACCCGAGCACGCCAGCGCAAAGCCGGTGCCCAGTCCGAGGTCGGCAACGTTGACCGCTCCGGTCAATCGTCCGTCGGTCCATCGGGACAATGTCGTACTATATCGACGGCTTAGATCAGCGGTCAAGTATGGTGGCGCTCCGTTGGCGTTGGTGCCGATGTTGTAGTTCCATAACTGCGTAATCATTGACGATGCCGTCGTGTAGATTGAAGGCATAAAACACGAGACACCTTGTAGGTTTGGATACCATGCCACGATGCGGTCTTGTAAGACACGCGTTGCATCGACGACGACAATCTCCATCATCGGATTGACGTTATACATGCGACGCATCACACGCACCGCTCCGATGATTTCTTCGTATGCATTCATTCCGCCTGCTGCGTCGCTGCGTATCATGCGCACAATGTATTCGATGTCAATCTGCGCCGCCAACGTTGTGCGCAGATCAAGACGAAGGACGAGGACGCTTGGTGAATTGACTTGATGACTGACCGAGTAATTCAACGGGTCAATTATGCCGACAGGTGTGCCGTCCGCTTCGTACAGTGTGAACGTTGCTTGTGTTGGCATACTATGCTCGCGTCACGGTTAGGAATGCATTTGACACGGTTTGTCCTGCCGGTGTAACAGTGTTAGAGCTAATATTGACCGTGTCATTCGCTGCTAATGTATACATCCACGTTGCAGTTAAGAATGCCGAAGCGGAAACAGGAGTTAACGTAGCGCTTTGTACTTGCGTTCCATTGACATTTAGACGTACATTTCTTTGGCCAGTCGTTCCGGTGCCATATGTTCCGGAATATGCAATCAAATACATTCCCGCACGCTTTACCGTTACAACGCCGGTCGTCGTGTTAACGCTGAAAATTGCATCGTTTGTTACCGTAGAAGCGCTATATGTGGCGACGTCATATTGCAGCGTTACATTGGTCAGAGTAGCCGAACCACCGCTCATTGTGGCGTACGATTGATACGGTAATTGCGTGGTCGTTCCATACATCGTATAGTCTGGGGTGATGCCCGACGCAGTGATTGTGGCACCGCTGATTGCGACGGTGCCCAATTGCAAGTATGTACGACCGACGAGCTGCGCCGCGGTGCACACTGCGACACGCACTGCGTAAGTCGTCACCGTTGTACCGCTGACACTCCTCGAGACAGTCAAAGCGCCAGCGGTGTCATTGACAAAGACGACGACGTTGTAGGTGGCGTTGGCCAGCGTTGTGATGACTATCGCCGCGGACGTTGTATTTTCGTAGAAGTACCCGCCGACAATCGCTGCTCCCGCCGCAATGGTCAGCGTGTTTGTACCGTTGCCGGTCATCGCCAAGAGTGAGCCGGTCTGTAGTACGCCGTCACTTAGTGTCTTGGTTTCCATTGCGGTCATTCGCGATGATGCATAGCCGGTTCCGTTACCGTCGCCGTATGCTACTCCGACGCCCGTCGCCATTCCAATAGATTGCTCTGCCATGTGTTTATACTCCTATGTAGCGGTTATAGTAATACATATAGACGATTGATTCGTTCGTCGTTGCCGTTGCGCTGACTGAGAATGTCTGTAAACCCGAAGGGAATACGGGATCGGGATAGAGACCAAAGTTGACGATATCGCTAAAAATGCTTAACGATGCAAACTGATTTACACCATTTTGGTCGGTGATTGTTTTGCGTCCAAAGCGAAGGTCAACCGTCCACGTATTCAAAGCTGGTATTGTATCCGTAAATGCGATTATTCTACCGGCTCCGTCTGTTATCACCAAATTGGTCAGCGGTCCAATGCATTGCAAAATTGGATATGAAGCGACGTTGCCAGTGTATGCAAAAGTCAAAACATTATTGACTGAATACGCGCCATATGGAACTGGGTATGGTTTTGGATACGCAGTAGGTGTTCCAAATTGCGTATTTGTGATTTGGAATATTTGTTGCGTCGTGCCATACCATGTTGGGTCATCGGCTCGAAGCTGAATCACCGCGCGCAAATTAAAGTCGTTTGGCGTTGAGTCCATCGTTGCGCCTGCGATTTTGACGTCTATGCTTTGGTCTTGTGCAAATGGAAACGTGTTTATAGATTGTCGTAGGGTCGCGGTGTCATTGCCGGGAGCAAATAATGTAACAAGTTGAACTCTAGCGTCAGCATAAACTTCATATGACTCGCATGGTACGACAATCGGAAGATTAATGATTCGCGGATTAAGTCGAAAATCAATGTCAGTATCGCCATTTTGAAACGGCCCGCGTTGCGTGATGCGTGTGATTGGTGGTATTCCCCAACCAATAGCACCTGCTAGATACATAGTCATTCCGCCGGGCCCGCCATTATCAACATTAAACGTATACGTGTTTGTTCCGCGTGTGAAGGTTATTGCGTTCATGCTACTCTGCCCCCAGTGTCATCATCCAAGCCCGTGCGTCGCTTATCAGCGATGATTCGGATTGGTTGTTGCTATACGACGCGTGCATGTTGAGATTGTAGACGACTCCGTTGGTATTCGAACTGCCTGCACCCATGCGCAGAGACCGACTAGTTCCACCGCCTTCGCCGCCTTCGCCGCCGTCGCCACCACTGCCCGAACCTTGACCGCTGAAGAACGACGTCACCGCGCTCCATGCGTCACGAGCCGCCGCCAAGAGCGCATCCTTAATCCATCCCGCACCGCTTTTTATACCATCCGCGATGCCTTGTACCATGCTTGTTCCAAGCTTCAACACCTCCGGCTTGACCTCATCGAAGAAGGTCGTCAGGTTGGTTTTGAGCTTGGTAAAAAAGCCCCATAGATCTTTCAGCGCAGTATCGACGGTTGTCTTCATGGTCACAAAAGCGCCAGCAAAGTCGCCCTTTGTCAGCTGAGACAATGCGGTCAAGATACCGGTCACCGTAGCCATGCCAATGCTTACCAGTGAATAGAACGTATCCAATACCGTCTTGATGTACGGCCATGCAATGGTAAACGCGTCGCTGAGATATTGCCAAGCCACTGCGGACGCATTGAACGCCAGTACTAACACGTCGCGAATCAACGTTGCCATTGCACCGAGCATCGTGGTCAGCGTCGCGATGTAGCCCTGTATCGTTGGCGATGCAAGGTACTCCATGATTGCTCCACCAGCTTGTGTCATTGCCGGAACAAAGACCGAGACGAAATTCATCACCGCATCGGTCAGCGGTTGCAAAAATACTTGCACCGTCGCGAGCCCTGCGCTCAGTTGCGCCAAGACACCCGGGACCGCTGCGATTGCTCCCCGAATGGTATCGAAGATGCCCGAAGTGGTGCCAACTTCGTTCATCGATGTAATCCAACCTGACAACCCCTCGACCGCAGATGCAGTGATTGGCACAACAGTGTCGGACATAAAGGTGCCAAACTGCATCAGCATTGGCATCAACGCCTCGCCAAGCGTCTGCTGTATGTCGGCAAACTTTTCTTTCAGTACGACCTGTTGCCCGGCGTAGGTGTCGACCGCGGCCGCTGCGCTTCCACCAAATTCTTTGTTCAGTTCGGCGAGGATAACCTGTTGCGCGCCAGCGACGTCGCCCACTTCGGTCATCGCTTTAATCATCGCCTTTTGTTCGTCGGTGAATGTCACGCCGACCCGAGTCAGCGCGGAAATACCGGCGACCGGGTCGTTGAGTGCTTTGCCGACTTGCAATGCGCTGCTGTTGAGGTCGGTACCCATCGCTTGGCTAATGTCGAGGATTGCTTGTGTCGCACTGCTGAAGTTTACGCCCTTGATTTTGGTAAACGTGGCAAGGACGTTGTCGGCGCCAAGTATTGCGTCGTCACTAAACAGCGATGCGCCAGCGCTGGCGCTCATTGCCTTTGCCATCTCGCCGATTTGCCCCGCAGTCAATTCCGCCGCGCCACCGGTGGACTTTACGACCGCTTCGGTTTGCGCCATGGCACTATTCCACTGCGCCGCCTCTTCAATGCTTCCGCTGATGAAATCAGTAACCGCATTGAGTGCCTTGCCGCCAAGCTGTAGCGCGAAACCTCCAAGCGCTTGGCCGACACCTTGCAACACGCCATCCATTACGGAGCCCATACCGCCGAACGACTTCCCTGCTTTGCCTGCGTTTTCGCTGACGCTGTCGAGGTTGTTGTTGATTGCCTTGGTCGTAGCACTTGCATCGTCTTCGGCTTTAAACCGAATCAGTACTGTCTCTTCGGCCATTACTTCTTCGCCCTTCGTTCGCGGATTGTATGTTCAATGCCAATCATGATTAGGTCCTCTTGAATGGTACGCCACGGTACCTTTTCGAGTTCCGTCGGTGTGCAGTGATACACATCGCGACACATGACCAATCGTATATATTGCATCGGCGCCACATCGCCCGTCCAAAGGTGAGCTTGTAGCGCCGTCTTTAGTTTCCCATTGGTGGATTAAGCCCAGCGAGGATTGAGCGCACGATAACGGGAAAGTGCTTTGCTGGCACGTCTTCGAATTCGCCGTTCTCAACCTCGACACACTTGCGAAGAATTGAAACCATAACCGCGATGTCTTCTTTGGCGCTCTGCAGTTTGATGAGATCGCCGATGGTTAACTTGTTGTCGTCAATGGTGTATTGCATGTTGGGGATGCTCCTATAAAATTGTGTGGGGCTTAGGTTGGCACACGGTCACGCCCCACCATGACCGCACGCCCTACTATGCAACGTCGGTGTAAGTGATTCCGGGACACCGTACTGTAAAGGATGTCATGATTGCGTCTGCGCTTGATGAGTCGATTGCTGGGTAGTCAATCGATGTAATGTAGCCGGTGGCTGCGGTCTCGATGGTGTTTGCACCCGAGGCGGCGCCCTTTGGTACCCACTTGATTTGTACTGCGCTCTTTGCTGCGAATGCTGCGCTGACCAACATAAACGGCTCAGTCGCCAACACTTCGGTGTAGAGAATGTTGACGGTTACATCGACCGGTTCCACCTTGCCAAGAAGAATGAACGCCGCACTACCGTCAAGCGTGTAGTTGTCACTGTTTGCAATGGTTGCGGTTGCTGCGTCGACGCTCTGCGTTGCTCCGCTGATATCGACGTAGCTACCCGATGCGATTTTGATGGATACCGTTGAGGCTACGCCGTTAATTGCGGCGGTTGTCTGTGCCATGGTGTGTTCTCCTATTGATTGATTTCACGGAATACGAGAGTCGCCGTTATGGCGTCATAATTACGGCCCGACGCCGCTGGAAATTCTAAGACTTGCGCACGGCATCGAAGGTCAATCAATGCCCACGACGGTGCGGTCAATGTACGCACCGCATCATGATACGCCGCAAGGTACGCCTCGACACTGGGCGCAATGTCGCGCAAACCTAAGCCCATGCCAGCGGAGCGGAGTAGTCCGAGGTCGGTGATGGTCCATTCCGCCATCATGACATGACCGGTACCACCCAGCGTCTTCGTTTGTACCCGTGCGGAACTCATGCCAATAGCGCTGATGATACGCATTGGAATGTCGGCTATTTCGGCACTATCCTTCAGCGAAGACCCGCGGTATACCGTGGTTACTCCGCTTACCATCATCGCCTCGACCGCGTCAAGGATGCTGTCGAGTTGTGAGGTCATGAGTGCCTCACATACTTTTTGATGATGGTCGAAACGTCGGTTGGAAACCGTGCCGGTGCCATCAGTACCCCGTCGGCGCTGATGATGTTGCGGTCAGTATCCGGGCCACCTTCGCGGCGTCGGTAGAAATACGCCGCCAACATAAGCGTTGCGTTGACGATGTCCGTCGGTGGTGTCGTTGTGTATGCAAAGCGTCCGACCACACTGATGGAATATTCCGGCGAGCCGGTGAATGTCCATTCGATGTTTGCGGAGTCTTTGAGCCGAATTGCGTACCATGGTGTGACGTTCTTGTCGACCGTTACCACGTCCGACAATGACACCGCGGTACCGTTGCCGTTTGTGATTGAGGTGATTGCGCACAGGTCGGCACCGAGCCACAACGTGCGCCCGTCGTCCTCGAGGTCGCCGATTAAGTCACGACGCCACAACGGCGTATAGTACCGTGTGGTGTCTGCGGACGCTTCGAATAACCGGTGCGTCTGGCGTTCGATTTCGGTCTGCGCACGGCTCACCGCGTTACCGAGTTGTGTGTCGTCCGTCGTTGCGGTTGCGCCGATGTACGCACGCAAATCCGCTGCGGTTGCGTATGCCATGTTTAGACTACCTTTGTCGTGCGCTTTGGCTTCTCTGCTGGTTCGGATTCCATCGGAACGGCCGAGCCTTCGTCGATGAGTATCTTTGCATCAACCTCGCTGACTTCGATGACGTCGCCAGCTTGGTACGGAGTGCATATCTTGGTTGCTGCGTCGCGGAATACGATTCCGCTTAACATCTGTACTTTCATGTGGGGTCTCCGTTGATGGATAGGCTACCGATGATTCATCGGTAGCCTATCCCGATTAATTAGGCGTGTACGCCGAGTGCGAATGCTTCGATTTGAGTCACGTCGCCACCGTAGCGCCAAGATGCGACCACGTAGGTCAGGCCCTTACGGATGTCGCGCCATCGCTCGATCTGTACACCGCTTGCGCGCTCACAGAATGCGTAGTATGCGAAGTTACCGAAGATGACGGACTTGTTGGTGGTACCGATTGCGGGAATCTGTGCCGACAACATTACCGGCCAACCTTCAACCGTGCGCTTGCCGTTCACTGTTTCGGTGATACGGTTGTAGTTGGTCAGGTCGAGGGTCTTCAATGCACCCCATGTGCTGTTCTGCATAATGAAGCCGGTTTCGCCATTGGTCAGGTACTCGCCAGCAACGTCGACGCTCAATGCAACAATCTGTGCGTTGGTGATTGCGGCTGCGCTGAATGCCGTGGTGTTCGTGACGCGGGTCAATAAGCCGTAAGGCTGTGATGAACCCGTACCGTTGACGATGTAGTTGTTGGCACTAACTGCCATTGCCCGAGCGATTTCGGTCTGAATGAATCCCTCGAGGTTCGAGGATGTGTCGGCCATCAATTCATCTGACAAAGCGAACTCGAGGGTGTCTTTGTATAGTTGGATGGTCTTTGAGTTAGCGAGGTTTGGCTCGGATGCCGTTGCGGTGACGCCTTCGGCAACGATTCCCGGGGATGCCTTGACGGACTGCGCAGGCATGATGTGCTTCCATGATTCCGTGGTCACGCGAGTGAAACCAACTTGACCAAGGAAAGACATTTCGTCGCGCTTTGCAACAATCTCACGATTAATCGTGGTAGGAACAGTATAACCGCCGTCGTTGTTCGTTGCTTCGGTCAGTGTCTTAAATGCGGATTTCTTTGCGTTGGTCAACGTGTTCATCACGCTGGCGTCATCGCTACCACGCATGAAGGACTTGTAGGCCTGATGGTACTCGTTGGTGTCGAATGGGTTGGTGACTTCAACCGCAGCTGGTGCGGCCTTGAGTGCTGGTGCGCTGTGCAGTGTGCCGCCTGCTACGGGTTCGCCAGCCAGCTCGTGGATGGCTGCCTTGACTGCGTCTTTCATGTTGTCCATGGTGTGTTCTGTTTCCTCTGTTAATACTGCGGTTTGAATATCGTCATGACCGGTATTCGCTGCCGCAGTGCGCACAGTGGTTCCTTTGGTCGTAACTTCGGTTGTGGTACGTGGTTCCGCTGGGGTTGGTGTCAATGAGATTTCACCGACAACCCATCGCTTGATTTCGCCATCGACGCGCTCGACTAAATGAGGCAATGCACCGGTCGAAAGACCGAGCGCGCCCTGCTCTGCAAGCTTCATCACGTCGGCGGCATACTTGTGCCGTCGGTCTAATTCAATTTGCACGTCGATGCCGGTGTCGGTCGGAGTCCATACCTTAACCGTACCGATTTGCGATTTGATACCGCCCAGCGCATGGTCATAGTAGACCGGCATCCCAACGAAGGGACGCGATCCGCCGAAGTCGGTATCTTTGCTGAATCGGTCACCGGTCAAATCCTCGCCACCGTAGACAACACCGACCCCGCTTAGGGTGAACGGTGCGACGGCTTTTATTGCGTGTGGTGTTGACTTCATTTGACCCCCAACAATCGACGTGCGAAGCGCTTTGTTGCTTCTTCTTTCATTGTCGCGGTGCTGTCAAGTGCTGACATCTCATCTTTCCACGCCTGTGGTAATCGTGCGACGAATTCCTCGCCTTTTGCCGTTGCAAGGTCTATTAGTCGCTGTTTGAATGTTTCGAAGCTGACATCGCCCTGATACCGTCCCCACGATGACACGGCCGCGTCGACGTCGCCCGGTGTCACGATGGGAAAGTTCCGCGTCTCGGGTATAACAAAGTCAGACGCAGGCATATCTTCGCGCTGTGCTGGTGTCGTGTTGCGGTCTTCGATGGCGGCCACTGCGTTTTCATCCATTGGAGCCGGATTAGATTCCGCCATGGCTTCTTCTTCGACCGCAGCGAGTTTCAACGTGGCTTCCGGAATAATCCACAGTTTACAAACGCCCTCCGGGTCAATGTCACCTTCGACGATCTCGCACTTGCCTTCCATGTAAAACACGCAGGCACCGCACATGATGCCTTCTGCCTTGAATGGGTTTACGTCGCCGGGTCCGTAATGCGCACCGTTCGCGCCAATGCCTTGATTGAACAATCCGTACTCTTCGACCAAGCTTTCATAGGTGTCGTACATGGCTACCTGTCGCTCGGTCAAGGTAACGGACTCATCGACGGCCTTGGTTGCGCTCTTTGGTTTCATGCCATCGTAACCAACGGCGCGCAGTGCCTTCATAGTCTCCCGATTGTGGTGCGCCGCCATGCGTAGCGCTTCCATGTCGCTCTCCGAATGCCGTCGTGATGCTTTGGTGCTCATGCTATTCTCCTCAATAATACGACGTGCCCACGCACGCCCTTCGTCGCCGCCCCATCCGTACCACGCTTGCCATCCTTTGCCCTGCTCATCCCACGTCGAGCCCTCCTTGTCAATCTCGTGACGGTCGAAGTATGCAACCATCCTTTGCACCGTCTCGAGACTCACAGGTTCACGCTTCGCCAGTTGATTCGCACGAGCCAAGCCAACCGGTGTCATACCCTGCTGACTTGGTGGCTTGATCGCACGAACATCGAGCGCACGCTGTGCATTATCCGCGACGGCTTGCGGTGCGATGAATGTGTCGGCCATCAGAGCGCCTCCATTGCTTTGGCTACGATGTAGTCAAGGTCACCCGATGCGCTGACTTGGTCGGCCGCGTTGGCCGCTGTATTCCATCGACCTTTATGTATTTGCGCTTGTTGGTCACCGACAACATAGGGAGCGTATGAAGCGCCGCTTGTCAGTAGTGCCTCATCTCCGTCTAGGGTTATCGTATACGCTCGGTTGCTCGCTTCGCTTAACGAAGGCGAACCACGACCACGCACATACGGTACGGTGATTTCACCGCGGCTAATTGCAGCCATTACGAAGCGTTGCTGTTTGACGCTCACGAACTTCATAGAACCACGTGCTGGTGGTGGTGGCTTGTTTTCGCTAAGCCGTGCTTGTACCTGCGTTGCATACGCCAGTGTGACCGTGCGTATCATCTCGCCAATCTGCGCTTCGCCGATTCGGCTTAGTATTTCTACATTGACTTCGTAACTCATTGCACCGCCCCCGAAATGGTTTCGCTGTCTTCTACCGTTACCAAGTAACCCATCGTTTCAAAGGTTTCACGCAAAGCATACGAAAAAACCGAACAAATTGGCTGTGTTTCCTTGAATGCGTTAAGCAATGAAGCTAGTTCGGCACTACCGACAAATACGCCGTCAATCATCTCTGCGCGTTGCCCCTTCCCCTCGACTACTGTGTTCATTTGCCTCCGTCCTTTACGATTTGCAGAAACAACTTCAAAGGTTCTGGGTCTATGCCGTTTGTAGCGCGTGTCAATGAGGATATTGGCATTGTAAGAACCTCAGGAAAGTCTGTCCGTATGGTATGACGCGTTCCTGCGTAACTACGAAGTGTCTGCACATCCTCGACCGCATCTTTGTATGTCACAACATTTTTTGGAACGCCCACATAATCACCCGGAGCAGCTTTCGCCATAGTTACCAACGGCTCGCCGGCAATTCTTTGTGCGACAAACGCATTAGTGGCGGATATACCGTATTGATAATTAGCCTGCAAACCGTGCAGTGTTTCGTGGATAATGTGCGTCTCCGGAGCACCATTTGTAGGGATGTATATGGTTCCTTTATCTCCGCTATAATTCCACGCGGCGCCTCCGTTATTGCCGCGCAATTGCTGAATGTTTACAACCATTGGCGCTCCACTATCAGGGGCAATACCGGCCGTTAACCGCACTGCTTCGCTTATGCGAGCTTGTTCTGCTTTGGTAAAAGCACGACCACCAAATCGTATGTCAACCTGTTGTGGTGTTTCATTCTGCAAAGTTCGAAGTAATGCCATCGCAGCATCATTATCGTATGACATCATTCGGCGATTGGCATCTGAGCGAATACGCACAGCTTCTTGTAATTCAACTTGCTTTGCGTCTTTTTCAGGTCCGTCTGGCATCTTCTTAACTTCTGCGGACAACCGTACCATATCAGCTGAAGCTGTTTTGAACTCGTCATGTGCCTGCATTGCTTCAGGCGGCAAAGAATCACGAATACCGTTGTATATATCGTCAACCGTTGGTGCTGTCGGTGGTGCTTGCTCTCCCACAGTTACAGTCTCCGGCGCCAAGAATTGTTCTTCGCTTGTCTGCGATGCTTCCTCGGTCGGCTTAGCATCACGCAACAATCGTAGCGTCGTGTCACATCGGCAGTTAACGTGAGCCGGCGCGCCGTCTGGGAATTCAGCGCCCCATTCTTCTTCCGTCTGACCGTTCAACGGTGCACAAATCGGACAAACTAACTCGTCAGCGTCGGTGTTCCACACGCGTATCATCGGAATGCCACGATCCGCCAAGTAATCTTTGTACGATGTTGTCGCCTGCGATGCGGCCCGCGTCGTCTCAGTGATTGCTATCATCTTTGCGCGATTTGGGTCGTACGCATAAGACAAACGGCTTTGCACGTCCTGAATAGTCATTCCCGGCGTGGTTCGAAATTCGCCAACTACCTTTTGTATAACATCTGCCGAAGTTTGGTCAATCCCCTTCGTAATCATTGGTACATGATTGCCGAGCCAGTCCAGAAGAACTTTGTCGTTCTCAAGTGGCGGCGTTCCAAGCGTCTGCGATATATTCGCAGTTCGTCGCTGCATGGTTGTTGTTAGTTCCTCGGTCAGGATTGGCGCAATCACGTCACGCATTGACGGATTGGCTTGACGATTGTTTACTATGTCGTCTACCCACTTTTCACCCTGCTTTTCAATAAGCGGACGAATTTTCTTATAGATGCGCAGTTCGTCTGGTGTCATGTCGTCTACAGAAATCTTTACCGCATTGACGATTGCGTGAACTTCGCCGACGGTTATTCCTTTGTAGCACCGAGTCATAACAACTTCAATATCATCAGCGGATATTAACGCAGAATCAAACGTGCACCGAGGTTCACGCCCGCTTTTAATCCTGCGCTCTATTTTTTTGATAGTAGCGCAAACTCCTTTGCAAGCTTTGTCGATAACGTCTCAGGCTCAATCAGCGCTGGCTCGTCGCTCTGCGTTGGTTCGCTTGGTGCTTCGGTCAGCGTTGTTTCCGGTGCGGCAAGGTCACCGGGAAGTATGATGTCGGCAATGCCGTCGTACCCGAGGATTTGCATCGCGGCGCGAAGTGGGACACCGGCTTGTGTGAGTTGCAACAAAGACCCGGCGCGCTGTGCCTCGTCAGCTTGCATGACGTCGAGTTGCTCCGGCATGAATTCGATGGAATAGTTCAGCGGGTTCAGGAGTTGTTCGTTCATCACGTCGGCGAGTTTTGGCAATCGCGGTATGACCGTTTCCCGCCAGAATGATTGCCGGTCACTATCTGCGGTCGCATAGTTCGCCGCCGATGCTTCCAACATGGTCAACGGTACGCCCATGGTCATGGCGATCTGCTTCAATGTACGGTCAGCGAGTTCAGGCATCATTAAGGTATTGATGTCTGGGGTAATCTTCTGCACTTTGAGTTCCTGAGCGCGCACGAATATCCATTTGAATGCGTTAAGTACTCCGCTTCCACGCTGATTGATTTCCGTACCCATGCGTCGAAACTCAGCGTCATCCATGCTGTCTGGTAGGTTCATCACCGTGACCGGCTGCGCGCCGCCTTCAAAGAACATCGACACGAAGCGGTCGAGGTTATACGATAGTTGTGCGTTTTGCATGGCGACCTGTGCCGCGGCTAAGCCGGGCCCAACGTCGTCGGTGAATGAGTTTTCACGGAAGTAGACAATCTGTTCTAACGTCCACGGCCCGTACATTTTGCCGCCAATAACTTGGTTAAACGATAATCCGAGGTACGGATTCTCAAGTGTGCCAAGGTTCGGATCGTAGCGGTAATTAACGGTTGTAGGGTTGAGTGCTTCGAAGCCGACCAACGTGCGACCCTTGACGATACGGACCCAATACGCTGCACCGGCAACGAGGAGACTTCGCTCGGTCGATGCAATCAGCCGTGAAAAATTCTTTTTCCATGGCCACTCAACCTCGACACCATTGCGCATCAAACGATACGGAACCGAGCTTATTGCATCGGCGCGCAGGTTGACCGCACGGTACAACGGCGCAACGTGTGCATAGCCGACGTCCGCCGTTTTAATCGTTCCGTTTCTCAGTAATCGACCCAGCCAATCCGGGCTATTCATGGTCATGCAAAGCTCCATTCTACACGGGGTTTCGATATCATTGCCACGGCACCGCTGGCGGCGTCAACATAGTCGTCATGTTGACCGCTTGGAAACGCAACGACCTCATCGAGAAAGTCACGACACCATGCACCGTTTACCACGACCACGGCGCCAGCTTCGGCTCTGGCGGCCCAAGGCATAGCGCGTTGGACTTTATCGCCCTTGACGTCAATACCGCGGAACGCGATGTCGGCAATCTCGGGAATACGACGCAACTCCTGAACCGCGGCGAGGCCGTGCTGTGCTTTTTCGATACCGTGCGTCGTGTCCGTTTCGCGGCGCATTGTATCCACGATGATTCGTCGAACATCTGGCCACTCCGCTTTCACTTTGATGCCGTCGGCAATATAGAACACGCCGTCGTGTAAACACACACGAACCGACGCGGTATAGTCTGCTGATTGTTTGACGCTTGATGCAAGGTCCCAATATCGGAACCACTTCGCACCGTGCGGTCTGACTTCGGTAGTCTTCAACCAATGGCGTTGAAACATTGCACCGGCTGGATTGATGTCTTGTCCAAGAACTTCCTGCGCGTACATTTCAGACGTATAACTTTTTTTGAGTGCTTCTTTGTATTCGCCGCTTAAATAAAAGTTATCAGTGCTTTTTGCGTTGATGACTTCGTACTGAGGATTGTTTGCATTATCTGCAAAAATCTTAGACGGCCAAGGATTCCGGTAGTTTGGCGATGATGTCATGATAATTTGACCGGGCGAAAGATTGAGACGTCCCATGGCCACAGTCCATAACGTGTTAATACCGTCGACGTATTCGTTCATGTATGCAGGTTCGTCGAACCAACACATTGCCGCAGACATACCGCGAACCATGTTGAAATTGTTGCTCGAAAAAAACACATACTCACGACCCCCAATCAGTTTGATGTGATAAGGTGGTGATAGTGTTGGCGGGCCGTCAAGAATTGACATTCCACTGCGACGTTCAATGTCACTGATGATTTGCAAAAGCGTGCGCAATGCTCCGTTGCGAATGTTTTCATACGATGGTGCTGCTATGATGTTCATCGATCCCATTGGAGCGGTCAGCATTTTCAACGCACCACCATACGATTTGCCTGCACGAATGCCGCCTTTGTAGTAAAGGTATTTAGCCTTCGAGGTCAACAACCTGTGCTGATGCGGTAACATCGTCGTGTGATTTATCCGCAGTTCCGAGGTCGATAATGAAGTTTGATGGCTGATTGGTCGTATTGACATTGTACGATTCTCTATAGCTCGGGTCGAGCTTCTTCAATAGAAACATCACCATGACCGGCGTAGTTGGCGCCATACTGTACGCCAATGATTCGAGGAACTCTTGGCGCACTTCGCGACCGCGTCGGGTTGCTTCTTCTACCTTCGCAGCGAAAACCGGGTCGGCGTCGCGTGCACGGAGGAGGTCACGCCGGTTCACGCTGCACACCTTGCACGCGTCCGTCATGAAGCCAAGACGTTCAATGGCTTCTAAGATTTCCGTCTGCTGTAGCTTCGTTATGATTGCCGGTTGACTGTCGGCTTTAACAACGTTGCTTCGTGGCTTGCGTGGCGAGGTCACCCGAGTTTCTCCGATGAGATGAACCGAAGCGCGACGTTGATAATCGCCAACGCATACGCCAGTTGCGGTATCATATCTTTCATCTCGGGCCACTGTGCGACCGTGCCAACAATCATTGCGGCGAGGGTCAACACGTTAATCCATACGGTCTTTGATTTGTACCAGCGCTTCATATTAGCCTCCTACTGCTGTGCGAAACCACATCACGAACACCGCCCAAAGCAACGAACCAACCAAGGCGGCCGCGTAGAATTGCCGTTCCAATGTTGCAATGCGTTTCTCAAACTCTTTAAAGTTTGCATCGCCGTTCTCTAGTCGTCGCAGCATCATGTCCATTTTTTCTTCGATTCGCGCCAGCTTTGTCTCTACCGATTCGGTCATCCAATCACCCCTGCTGATATGCTTTAAATTCGGCGCGTATGATGTCGAGATTGATTGCGGTTCCCGGGCATGTCTTATGCGCTGCCGGGTATTCGCGGTGCCCTTTGAGTGTCGACGCGTCTACTTTGATGCCACGCCACCCCATCAGTGCCAACGTGGTGGACCTGACGAGGCGATGCAAATCATCGGGCCAAGGGTGAGAGTCATAGTCGCCAACGACCTCGATGCCCCACATGGTGTTATTTCCATAGACCGATGAACAATGAATCCCGGGAAGGTTAAGTGGACACATTTGCCATATGCCGTCAAGCGCTGGCAACCGTCCGCCGATCACGACGAACAAATGCGGACCGCCTCGCCATCCCATCGCTTCATACCGTGCCGACATGGCGTTCATGGTGACCGCACCGGCCCACTGCGATGGCAGCGGTCGGTACGTGTGATGCAACACAACACCCCGAGCCCATGGCGCAGTTGCCACGGGCTGGTACCCTGCGAGGTGCGCACGGAATTCGTCGACCGTTTTCCAATGTCGCAAGTCGTAGGCGTAGGTCATGCTCGGGTACCTTGCCACTGCGTAACCTTGTGCATGAACGCGGATTTGTTCATACGGTTCACAATGAAATACAGTTCATTGCCGATGACAGTGATATTGCCGTGCGCATCATCGTACGCTTGGAGTAGTTGCCATGGTTTATTGATAGCTGGTCGATACCACAGATGGATAGCGAACTTCTTCGAGATGATGCCATATGCAGACATCGACGTGGCGAACCATTGCCCCGCTTTGTCGACCTGTACGAACGTCTGGGTGGCCGTGTAGGTTCCGCCGGGTATGTTGAGTTCAACCTGTGGGGGAATTGGTACTTGCGTCATGGCGTCGGCTCCTCTTCGTTGTCTAATTCCATTGTCGCGGTGTTGTCAAGTTGACACGACCACCACGCCAGACGTCGCCGAGCGATGTCGATGTATTCCGGGGTGATGTCGATGCCAATGAACTGCATCCCCTCAACCATCGCCGCGCACCCCGTCGACCCGGAGCCCATGAACGGATCGAGGACGACGGCACCACGCGGTGCGACGAGGCGTATCATGTATCGCATCAAAGCGATGGGTTTCACGGTCGGGTGATGGTTGGCTCTGGGATGATTTGCTCTATCATTATCTCTCAGAGCTTTTACTCCTGACAGTTTTTTCTCTCCTCCCTGCAGTCCTATCTCGCGCTCCGACCGCGACGCCTTCGCCGTGTAGAAAAATCGAGAAGCGCCACCAGAGTCGCCGTGCGAAACATTCAAACCGCCGTCACCACCTAAACCAAACAAACCTGAAGACTCACGACGCCGACCTGGCTTACCGCTTTTCGTCACCCCGCTCTGCTCATCCAGCGCCGCCGCTGCCTCCTCGTCGAGGATGACGTTGGCTGGCCAGCGGCCGACACGTTGTGGCGTTATCATGTTGTGACGCTCAAATGTGCCAATCTTTGCTTGACCTGCTTTTTGCTCAGACAGCACCTCATCGCCCACCCTGCATCCATCGATGTTGAGCCCACCGGTGCCCCATTGCGCCACGTTGTCCGACACCGTGCCCCGCAGTGGCTTGCGCGCCAATATCGCCGGCTCGTACGCAGGTTTGAGCGCAGTGCCCCAGCCCTGCCACTCCTTGGCGAGCTCGGTGTTGGGTGCGGTGATGGCTTTTGTTGTGAAAGAAAACCGATTCTCGCCAAAACCACCCGGTGTCGATTTTTCGTCGTGATGACCTATGACCTCTCGCCGTTTGAAGTTCTCAGACGGTTTACCTTTTAATCCATTGAGTCGCCATACTTCCTTGTCCATTTCATCGTTTAAAGAGAGTAATTTTTTTAGTTCTAACCATTGATTCCACGTAGGTACTCTTGGTTTACTTCCTTCTGTCACTGTGAAAAATCCCTGTCCTATATTCACTGTTCCAAAATGTGTTTCTACTTCTGCACGACTGACGCATGCTTTTATGCGTGCATTCTCCAACCAATGCACAACACGTGCAATTTCTTCGCGGTTATCTTTCTGTTTATCCATCGCTTTCGATACATCCAGCGACTTTGGGAACCCGCTGCCATACAACCACATCAGACAGTCACGCACCTCGAAGCCAGCGTCCTCGATAGCCACCGCCAAGCGATGATAGGTCCGAGTACCACCGAACGCGATGAGGTGCCCACCCGGTTTCAACACGCGCAAAGCCTCGACCCAAAAGTCGACACCGGGGACGCCATGGTCCCAGCCATTGCCCATAAACGACAGCCCGTACGGAGGGTCGCACACGATGGCGTCAACAGACTCCGCTGGGAGCGTCGCCATCACGTCGCGACAGTCGCCGGTGTGCAGTGTGTAGGTCATCGTTCCCTCTTCGGCGTATCTTTGTGCTTCCATGCGTTCGCGCGGTAATCGTACGGTGACATCAACGGCTTTGCGTATTTCATTCCAAGACGGCGCGCGCGATGATACACCGAGAAACGCGACACACCAAGTTCCTTGGCGATTTGTTCAGCGGTCCGACCTCGCCACCACGCCGCGTCACTTGGCCAGACAACAACCGGTATATTGCGCTTCATGGCGTAGCCTTTGCGCCGTGCCCAAGCCTGCACGGTCTTGTACGGAGCGCCCAACAATTCCGCCATTTGTACCACGGTGCGCGCTTCCCAAAATTCGCGGCGTTCCGGGTACGATGCAATCGTTGGGCGTGATCCGGGCGAGTACTGGCGTGGCTTCGTGCGCTCCGTTTTCGCCCAGCGCCCTTTAATACATGCGATGCCGTTGCGCGTCACATGCTTATATGCCGCCGGGTAGGTCGCGCCGCAATCCTCTGCTATTTCCAACACGGTGCGCGATGCGTAGAACGCCGGGTCGCTTGGCCAATCGATGTACGTGCGCTGCGGTCCTTCCATGTCGCGCCGATGCATGTTCACCGCTCGCGAGGTAATGCCAAGCGCCAACGCGACGTACTTCGCCGTCATATTCGACCGCATCAACGCAATGACGCGGTCATCGTATCGCAGTGTCTGACCTTTTGGCATCACTCCACCTTCCCCAGCGTGACGCCGGTCTGACCTTGGTACTTGCCCCGCTTGTCAGCGTAGGTCACTGCTGGCCGTTCACCGCGAAAGAACATCACTTGCGCGATGCCATGATTGGCGTGTACCGTAATGTGGTGTGCAGTGGCATTGTGTAACTCGATGGTCAGCTGGCCAGTCCACCCCGGCTCCATCGGTGTGCAGTTGACGATGAGCCCGCACCGGGCATACGTCGATTTACCGACCACGATTCCAAGCACGTCCTCGGGAATGTTGAAGGTCTCGACCGAGCGACACAGCACGAATTGCCCCGGCCCTATCCGCGTGTAATCTTGGTGCTCGTAATGCTTCACCGCGTCGTCAATGCGCAGCGGGTCGACGTGTGAGTACGGAGCGTAGCGCACCCACTCATCCGCTACCCGCATGTCGTAGCCAAACGACGTGACCCCGTAGCTAATGACGCCGGGCCGCTTCGCTCCTTCGGCGAACGGTGTGATCATGCCATTCTTTGCAAAGGCTGTAATCTCGCGGTCATTCATAAGCCCCGTTGGGCCGAATCGTTCACGCAACCAAAGATACTGTTCTTTTGCGTTGACAAGCTGTTCTTCCATTGGCAATCTGTCGGCATCACTCATCTCTTCGCCTTTCCTTGCTTTCATCTGGTCTACCATTGCGTGCGCTCGGAGTTGCTCTTTCATCTCATTGCCAAACCGCTCGCCCGTCGTCATCGATGCGCATCCACTGCGACCAGCACGGCTGCGACGCGCGCCAATGCTTCCACCCTCGCCCATCACGCCATAACCGCAGGAACGCGTCGTATTGATTCGCTGGCGTGTCGGTGTCGGCGTGCGTCCGACCTTGCAGCCACTCATACGTGGCGTCGTTGAATTGAAACAATCCGCCGTCTTTGGTTTCGCTTCGGCTGTGCATCGAGTAGGTACCATAGTTCAATCCGTCGCCAGATTCACACGACACAACGGCCGCGGCTTCGCGTGTCACTGCGAACGGCACAACGTTGCACTCGCCGCCGTCACATAGCAGGTACCAAAACAGTACTACCGTTCCCATCGTCGCTCCTTCAACACCATGCCAACGGTGATCGCGATGGTGGCCATTATGAATCCGGTGATGCATCCTGCGATGAATTCAAACATTGTATTTCCTCTGCTAAGCATTGCAACTCATCGACAATCGCCGCCATGATTTCGTCAATTGTTGCGGTCATTTCGCGACCGCGACACACGACTTCATCGTGTCCCTCGTCGGCCCGCTCCCGTACCATCATCCACCGCCCGGACTCGCCGACGTCCACGCGGTACCAGTGACGCCCAATCAATTTCGTCCATTGCGTACGCATTGCGTAGTACCTCCATCACATCGAACACATCGTCGGCAGATCGCAGAACGAGCGCGGGGTACTCAATCCAAGCGTCAAAGAATTCCCGTTGTTTTTTACTCAGTGACCCAACGGCGGTTTTTATCTCAACTAAGAATAACACGCCCCGATACCCGCACAGGACATCCGGAACGCCAGCGCCAGCGTTGGCGAGGTCGGCAACGATGCAACCATGGTAGGTCAGCGCGGCCACGATGGCCTTGTGGTTGGCGTCGCGGTGTTGGTTGCGGTGTTGATAAAACTTCATTTCGTTCCCTCCGCGCGAAACACCATCATCAT